ATTTACTTATCAGTTGTTGCTTCTATCTTACCCTTTAATTTATTTAACAACTCAGTAAGTTTTTTTAAAGATCCCTGATTTTCTAAAATTGGTTGTGTTGCATTATTAATTTGTGCTTGCTTTTCATTAATAGCTTTTTGTGCTTTTTCTTGTATTTCTTTAATTTCTTGTTGCAATAAAGAAACCTTCTTTACATCAATTTTCAATTGCTCTTCTAAAGTTGCAATTTCTTCTTTAATAAGATCTTCAGGATTAGTCATGTTTTTTGATGTTTTTTATATAATACTAACCAGCTTCTAATGCAGCAACTTTGGTTTCCAACACCTCTATTTTTGCCATAGCTTCTTGTAATGCTTTAAAAGCTTTTAACTGCATAACAGAGGATTTATAAGTCAAAACCTCATCACCTTCTTTTATAAGACCACCTGAGTCTTGTATTTGTTCTTCTGTTGCTTCTCTGGCTGTTACTAGATTTGGACAAACTTTTTGAAGTTCTTGTGCTATCGGGCCAATCTGAACTGTGCCTGTTTTACTGTTTTTATAAGTAAATTTTTTAAGTACAATATTTTTAACATCTTCCCATTGTGACGTAATATCAGTAATATTTTCTTTTAATCGTTCATCAGAAGAAAGTGGGCCATAACTATTATTACTATTTTGTGCATCACCATCACCCATAGTTCTAAATTCCCCATTTGTACCAAAAGCTCTAAATACTCCTGAAGTAGTGGTAGCTCTTGCGACAACATGAATCCCAACACTTGGAAACGATGCTCCATTATCTCCCTGTGTAGGTGTTGTTGTTGTTCCTATAAATAAAATGCCCTGACGATCTAGGGTCATATCAACATTTCCATCTATCTCAAACTTTATCTTTGAGTCATCTTTTTCACTATCTTTATCCGCAGCAAGAACTAAATCACCACCACCACCTCTTATCTCACATTCTGGTGTTCCTGTAGCATCACTATCTGTTAATTTTATTGTTGGTGCGGTGCTTTCTAAATCGAGAAGTACACTGGGTGAATTTGTCCCGATACCTACGTTTCCAGCAGTTGTGATAGTAAATTTATTAACGTTTCCACCACTTACATTATTATATATTTGAAAAGTATTATCACTAGCTGTAGATGATAATATCCATTTGTCGCCATTATCATCCCCGTTATCTGCTACTAAAACTAAATTTGAGTTTCCAGTGTCAGAACCTTTAATTTCTACCTCACAAGTACCACTTGGATCAGTAACTGTAATACCAGTTCCAGTTAAAGAAAGAATTGTATTACCAGTCCTTTGCAGTAAAAGCTCACCAACACCAGAATCATTTATGATACTGTTTGATCCATTATGCTCGATGGTAAGATCTGCACCAGTACCAAAAATTGCTTTTGCATTATCAGCAAATTCAAGAGCATTATCAGATTGATCGAAAACTATATTGGCAGATGCTCCAGTAAGTGTTAAATCTCTTGCAATAGTTCCATCTAAATTTATTAAATCAATAAATGCATCATTTGCAGAGTTTCGTATTTTTAACTTATTAGCATTAGTATCAGCAAATATCATAAACGCAACAGTAGTTGAGGGGTCTGAAGCGTTACTGTTATTAGAAAGGATTGCAGCTAAAGCATTATTGAGGTCTGATCTAAAACTGGCCCCTGATTGGTTACTTAGCGAATAATCATGTGTACTCATTTTCAGTTATACCAATGGATTTGAGAGATTAAGCACCTTCCGCACCAAAGCCGTTAGCTTGATATGCAAAAATGCGGTCAATAGCTGCATTTGAACTATTGAAAAAAGTAATGGTGAAGCCTGTACGACTTTCACTACTAATTACATAATAGTCACCTGAAGCCATATTACTAGCAGTTATGCCTAATTTTGGTGTTTGATAAAAGGCTTTACTAAAAGTTACCGCCTTTGCACCAGCACCGCTACTTATAGATCCATCACTTTCTGTTCTATTTTCAAACAATAATTCATAACCTAATTCATCAACAAGCGGTGTCTGGTCATTATATTCAGAAATCAAATCTAATTTAAATTGAAAAGTTCTGCCTGTATATCGTCCATTTTCAAGTGGTACGAACTCTCCAAAGACTGTTGAACTTTCTTGATCGAACTTGTTCCCATCTTCTAATAATAAAAAACTAGCATTATCATCATCTTCAAGTAATATTTCATCATCAGTAGCAGCCTCATTACTTTTTCTAAAACTCAAAATACCATTTGTTTCATCAGGTAGATCGCCATCAAAATCACTCCATTGGTCTATATTTGTAAAATGTAAATCAATAGTATCGTTTGGATATAAACCTCTTATTTTTAAAATTCTATTGAATTGTGCCGTAAAAATACCACCCAAATCAACAGTGCTTCCAAAAAAATATTCGCCTGATGTTTTTAACGTACCACCGAAATCAATATTTTGAAGATAACCTTGTTCAAAATCTGCTTTATCATCTATCTCGTCATCGGTGTCTAAAACAAGTGCATCATATTCATCAGAGTAAAAACAATCATTACGCTGACCAGCAAAAGGTGCAATACCTTGATCTTCTCTTACTGTTTGCACTAAAAGTTTTGGCAATTCATCAGGTAAATTTATGACAGCACTTGTAGCATTTGCTGATTTATTATGTTGTTTATCTTCAAATTTAACAAGATATTCTCCATTCATCAAAGGGACTATTAAATAATCTGTAACGGCAGCAACTTTTCTAAGTAAAGTGCTATTAGGCCAAACACCAGTGCCATCTGTTAATGCTGAATGTCTAATAATCGCAATCAATTCTTCCTTATTACCTGTATATGTTGTAGGTATAGTCCATTTGACAATTGCTTCATTTTTTGTGGAAGCTTCAACAGTAACATTTACAGGATCTGGTGGTAATAAAATTTCTGGTATAACTGGTGAGGTTGTTTCAGTTATTGATTCTTTTGGAATAGTTATTACTGTCGTTACAAATTTAGATTTTTTGTTATTAGGGGCAACACCAACTGATCTGACTTTAAAAGTAACCTGTGAATTTGGTTTTAAATTATCTATTTCAAATGTTGTATCTGTTGTTGTTGCTGTTTTAAATGAACCACCGCCAATCTTATATTTTACATTAAATGATACAGATGGCCCATTTGTACCTCTTGACCAGCTAAAAATCACTCTACTTGACATAATTAAGGTGAATTAATAACTATTACTGCGTGTTGTAAATTAACAGGCGGTGTTGGTGTTTCATCAAATGCAGTAATATCAGTGTAAACTAAATCTGTATTTTCATCGGCTGCTGCATAAATTGAATCATTAAATTGAACACCTTCTATTGTATAAGTTCCATCGTTATTATCTATGACATCAATACATCTAAACTTTTGATGCTGCAAAGTACTTGAAGTTATAGTGTACACAGATTGAGATTTTGGTGCGGAGCTAAAAGCACTACTTACAGTAACAGTTGTTGTAGAAACTGCACTTATTGTTTTTGATTCAACTGTTCCATCTGGTAATACACAATTTAAAGTAAAAGATGATGGATTACTGCTTATTGTAGAAGATAAATCTTTATCAAGAACTATTGCTGTTGTTGAAGCAGAGGCAATCCTTCCCGCCCTTTGAACACCTTGTCGCATTTCATCTGCTACTGCAAACACCTGACTAGGTAAAACAGCAAGGCCATCAAGACCTGTTGAAAAAATTACAACATCTGCGTCAAGTTCTTCTGATTTCAACATCCAAGTACCTAATCTTTGAGCCTGATATTTGGAAGAACAACCAAATGCCAGTATATCTTTAACTTGATAACCATATTTAGTAATTAAATCATAATCCTCAACAACAACGACATTTGGTTTATATAAATTATCTGGGTCGTTATATCTAACTCTAATTGAAGTAGATCTTGTTTTTAAAGACGTTCCAGAATAACTAAATACACCTCCAATTACATTTGCATTGTTGTAGATGTGAACAGGGTCAACATCAGACCCATCTAAGTTTCCATGATCTGCACCTACATTGACCGTATTAGCTGCCCAATATGTCATACCCCTAAAAGTACTAGCAAGGTTTTGTAAGACCTTATAAGCGTCATTCTGTGCTGCTATGACAGTATTTATAGCAAATCTTGGCTCTTTCCCATCTGGTGTGTCCAAGAGTTCATTTGAATATCTTGCTAATGGGTACAAATCAACCCAACTTGTATTTGATGTACTTATAAAATCTCCCGCACCATGTTTATCACTTGTAAGCATATCGAAAAAAATACAGACAGGGCATGTTGTCCAATGTTTTCCGTCTTTTAAACTTCCATCAAAAGATCCGTTAAATTCTAAACTTCCATCATTTCTAACAGTTGCATTGTGCGGAATTTTTACTTTCATTCCTTTAATTAAATATGCTCTTGTAGGCAATGAAGAAAAAGCCTCTGAAGAAAGTGATATGCCTACACAAGCTGTAAATGGATAACGAGCTTTGAAATCTTGTCTTTCTATCATTGATGTAAGAATGACACGATTTGCTCTTGTATTTTCTAATGGTGTAGTTGAATCAATATCTTCAAAATCACTTTTTTTAACTTCATAATCATTTTCTTTATCTGTTATTTTGATAATTTTAAATAAAAAAGGAGGTTCACCATCTAACTCAATTGGAGGTGTTTTAAATTGGTAGTCAGATGTACTTATCCCAGTAAAAGTTTTGTCATAAACTTCATTGAATCCACTACCTTTTTTTTTAAGCTTTATTTGTATTCTTGTTGTGGCGTTAAATAATTGACCCCTAGCAACACCTTCCATAGCTGTACAAAATAAAGATGGAATTGTAAAAAGAAATTCTACAGATGTGGTCTCCTCATCTGTAATTTGTTTTAATGTTTTTCCACCACCATAATTTCTAGCAGTAACTTTATTTTTTGCATTTTTTGTTTCGCTATAATTAGAACCTATTTCTTCAGAAAAATTAATTAAATTAGATGCCCCACCTTTTTGATAATCTTTTAACTGTGATTGATTTTTTGTTCCTGTTTTGAAGTCAAATGTAAAATGTTCATCAGAATAATTTGCTATATTACCTGTATTTACGGGGGTTTCATCTAAAAATATACCTTTTTTTCCTCCAACGATTTCTTCAATTTCACCTTCGCAAAGTAGGTCAATAATTTTTATTGTAGATGTAGAATTTAATGCCATAATTATTTTTTCCTTAGGTTATATCCTACTTGCCTTATTTTAAACTCAGCCTTGTTAAAATCTACACCAGTGTCAACAATTTGTACAAAAAGCTGATATGTATTTTTACCACTAATATGTTGATAAGGTAGTTTTGCTATGAAATTGAACTTTTGTGATGGGGTTGTTAAGCCTTGTATAGTAGCTTGATTATTTAACACAAGATTCTTTGAATCTTTTTCTTTAACTATTATTCTATAAGTAATAAACCCATCAATTCTAGTAGTATTTTTATTTCCAACAAAATCAATAAGACCAGAAAATTGAAAAAGAATCTGAAAATCTTGTGTATTATCTATACTATTATTTTCGCCTTCAGCAGTTCCATCAAAACTATTTACAATTTTTTGTTCTCCTGCTTTTTTTAAATTTATAATTACATTATTTTGTGCTATTGCTACAACACGTGAAGTACCTTTTACTGCATTTTTCGTGCCGTTCCATATTCTCGCCTGTAAGCCGCCTGCCGATGTATATTTACCTAATATTTCTTCACCATTAAGACGTACAGTATCTAAACTTGGAGTTCTAATGAATTTCATTAGTGGGTCAGATTCGTTTGATATTTCTATGTTGGTGCTTAAAATATGACCTCCAACTAAAGCTTTGCCATAGACAACAGGTATTGTTTTTCCTAAACCAACTGTATTAGCTGGCCCTGTATAAGCATAACTTTGTGAACCGTCAGAACCTCTTGTAATACTATTAGGCCCACCCATAAAACCTGATACAGGTGCTTCAAAATCAAAACTAGGCAGTTGTGGTTGTGGTGAAATCATATCAGAAACACCAGATAATATAAGACCCACTCCTAATTTTCCAATAAGAGAGGCAGCACCAGCACTTAAGAAACCGCCAGCCGCACCGCCAGCCGCAAAACCACCCGCTCCAATTGCACCTAAACCAGTACCAATTTTACTAAAAAATCCTGTAGCTCCAGCAGCAGCACCAGCAGAAAGAGCAACTAATCCTATCATTGCAACACCAGCTAAAACTTTACCAACTCCACCACTTCCAGAAATAACAGGTGTTATAACTAAATCATTTTTACCTAATGGTAAATTTAAATCCTCATAGCCTAAAAACTCACCAGCTTGAACAACTGTAAAACCTATTCCATCTTCATGTGCAGTTGCAAAATATTTACAAAGATCAGGATAATTTATATAAAGCAATTTTAATGCTTCACTGGGCGATCTTAAATTATGATACACATGAGTTTTACCCCATCTATCACCTAATTCATCTAGCAGCAGAATTTTATGCTGCATATCTAAAACACCCCACAGTTCTTTTTCTATAATAATGGTTAAAGTACTCTGAACAACTTACAGACTCATATTTTTGATGTAGTATCATATCGTCTTTTAAAAGAACAGCACCATGCATAGGTTCTTTAGTCCATATCTTCATTATCAAGACATCATTCGGCTTTCTTTCGTTTATATCTACTTCTTTAAAATTTAATTTACTTGCATCACTAAGAAAAATACTTTTACAAGTTTCAAAACTTTCTGGCCGTTCATAATCAGGTAAGTCTATACCCAAAAGAGCATAATAATCACGCACTATAGAATAACAGTCAAAAACACCATACTCCCATTGTCTACCAACTAAGGATTTATAGTTTGCCATGTGTCCTCTGGTAGAAGATAAACGTACCAAGGGATTTTTGTAGCTGTACAAGCTTTTTTATCTGGCTCGCTTGCATTACCACCCTCTGGGTGACTATGTACAATATATTGTAATTTACCTTTTGATCTAGCTCTTAAAAAGTCTTTTGGGTGTATTGCAAAATTATCTTCTGGTGTATCTGAAATATTAAGACAAGGATAATATTCATCATTTACAACTATTCCACAAGATTCTTTAGGTGCTTCTTGTATTGCGTGTTGTTTTGCTTGTTCTTTAAACATCATCACATCTGTAATCTTGCATTTAAAAATCCACCAAAAGGTACTTTATCTTTTTTGCCAGAAAAACGTACTAAACAACTTGAATACTTATGACCACATTTATCTAAACTTTTTTTATTTGGGCCAGTTAATAAGTTATCATTTACATCAAAGCATTTTGAACCTTTATAACCGCATTGAGTACCTTTATAAAGCCAAGGACAATGTTCTACAATTTGTCTTTTAGGTAGTCTTAAATTTTGCATATTTATTTTACCTGTAAGTTCAAAAGTAACTGAGTCTGGTGTTTCTGCTGCAACCCTATCGACATACCAAATATCATCTGTTTGAAAAATTGCAGTAGGATCTGCGCTTGCGTTTGTACCACTAGAAAAATTCACAGCATCTAAAAATTTTTTACAAGTTTGTATTCTTTTAAGTTCTGCATTTAAGGGATTATACAAAAGCATTAAATTTGTTATGGCATTATCAGCATTTGCTACAGAAAATGTTGGTCTTGGTAACGTCCCTTTTGTAACTTTGTCAAAACCTTTAACTTCTACAGGTGCTGCAACATAAGTAACACCGTTAAAAACAATATTATTTTTTAACTCATTAGTACCAGCGTGATAATAATACGTTTGATCTACACCATTAATATCAGCAGTTAATTTAAGTTCAAATAATTCTATAACTGCCGAAGGTTCTAGTTCTTGTATTTCTTCACTAATTTTTGAAGATGATGGTGAAATTTGAGTGCTTGTCATGCTTCTGCCACCTCTTCAAATGTTGCTGATATTGAAGCTCTATTTAAATACGGTATTGATTTATTCCACTGTCTGCAAATCATTTTCTTACTAGCACTTTCGCCAGCAGGGGTGTAATCAAAATTCTCTACTCCAGCCCTAGCATCAAGAAAATCTTCTATTTCATCTGCATCTGTTTCACTAATATTTTGCCAAGTAAATTGATAAACTTTTAAATTTTGATTTATGCCAAAAGTAGACCTTTGTTGATAACCCGATCCAAATTGTGCGATGCGAACATTTGGTTCTGAATTTTTTCTTGATCCATAAGTAGGATTAACTGTTGTTGGAAAACTTGCCATTAACTTAATAAACCTCCAGCCATTTGTTGATTTACAATTTCAGCCTGAACTGCTGCTGCTATCACTT